ATTTTTTATAAGCTCCTCTAAATCTTTTTTTATCTCGTTGCTGGGTCTTTCCCGCACTTCTTTTTTATTGATAGCAACAATCATTGCTTCTAGTGGTGATAAATTCAGTTCCATAAAAAACCTATCCCTCTGTTAATACTGTTTCAACATATTTCAGCAAAAATCTATTTAATACGGTTTGTCCGAATTCTGCACCTTCCGGAATATTTGAGCGCACATAAAATAATGTATTTGTATCGCCGATATTCGCAAATTCTAACTTTTGACCCCACGTGCTACCGTCTTTCGATATCTGTAACCATTCAGGATTACTGCCGATAACAGAAAGCGAAACGTTATAAACATTGGTCGTTAAAGCAGCACGCAGCGCATAGGGAACAATAGTTCCAAGCTCGCCCTTTTCCCCTGTGTACTTCAAAATATCGCCTGTGGTGATTAGTGTTCCGTCTGTTCCGCCGGATGTAACACTGCCGTTATAAATGCTTAATTGCGCCATAAATAAGCCCCCTTTTATTTTTTATTTAACTATGTTATAATTTTAGTGTAGCATAGTCATAGCCCTTATATTTTTCATTCGACAAAACCTCTGCAAAATTAGCAATCGGCAACGGTTGCTTTTTTTGCGTCCGGCTGCTATAATGTAGACATTCACAGTCAGCGGTGATTGCTGGTAACTAAAAGGGTCACAGAAGCGCAAATGCAACGCACATTTGCGTTTTTCTGTTTTATATGATAGAATAAATCCGGTACATATCAGGTTTATCTCCCCAACGATAAAGCTGGTAGTAAAAAAGCCCTGAGGGGCTTTTTTATTTTTTGTTTACATTATACCATATATGCGCTATAATAAATATGGTACAAAATTAAACCGCCTTTTTATCATGTGACGCAAAACAAGTTAAAAAGCAGCAGACAAAAGCAAAGTTAACGCTTTGCTTTTTCTGTTTTTATGCTATAATATTTATGTGACGTCAGCTCTCCGGTTGAATTAAAATAAAAGAAGCAATCATAAAAGGTTGCTTCTTTTACGCCTTGTTGCTATAATTAAATATGCAGAAGCTGCCCCTTCTCACAATTCTTTTTAAACAAAAAAACACCCTGCTTTTTAGCAGGGTGTTTTTTTACTTCGTCACTTGTGCTAATCCTGCGCCGATAATTAAAAAGCAAACGCAGAAAAAGACGAAATTCATAATTAAGCCGTTTTCTTTTAGAACAGTAAAAAACTTATCCATGATATACCCCCTCTCTTGAACGCTGTTTAGGTTACAGCGTTTTATTTTTGCTTGTATATAGTAATTGTCCTAAAAGTATTTTGAAGCGATTACAGGGCAAATATGAGCGTCATTCTTTTCCTGTTGACCCAAAACCGCCCTTGCGGACTTCGTTTGTTTCGTCGCTATCGCATACGGCATATTTTACAAAAATGCCTTGCATAATTCGTTCACCTTTTCGGAAGCTAACGATTTCATCACTGTTATTTTGCAGGCAAATGCCTATATTGCCGTCGTTGTCAGGATTGGAAAAATAATCGGCGTCAATAATTCCTGTCCCGTTCGCTAATGTTACATGATGTTTAATGCCTATTGAGCTGCGAATATATAGCATTAACACTTCATCATCAGGCATAAACGCTTTAACGTTTGTTGGAATAATAGCCGATACGCTGCGGGGATTTAAGCGCACATCACAGGGTAGCACGAAGTCATAACCTGCGCTTTTTGCTGTTTTTCGTTTAGGCAGCACTGTATCGGCAGGTGCATTTTTTACGGGGTAAAATTTGCGGGAAACTTTTTCTTCTTCTAAAATTCCGAATTTTACCGGGGCTTCAAACTGATTAGAATATTCCATGTTCTCACCTTTCATTATTTCATTTATTTTGTTTTGCAAAAGTTTGCTCGGATTATCTACGATGATTTTTTCACCATTCGTTAATCTAATAATAACTTTTATCACGTTATTTTTCAAGTTTCGCGTTTCGGTAACGTTAGTTATGCTTCTTATTTGATTAATGTTTTGAATTATTTTTAAAGCTCTGTTCTCTGCTTTTATCTGCTCTCGGTAGGATTGTTTAAATTGGTTATCAAAAGAAGATTTAAAATTGTTGCCGCTAGATGTTTGGTCAATAACTTTTCTGATCGATATATAGTCTTTTGGTATTCGGCATTTCGTGATTATTTCCTCGGCTGCTTTTGCAGCTTCTATATCACTGCTATATTTACAACATTTTCCTCTCAATAAGCAACACCGCGGTTTAAGCTTGCTGTTTTGTTTAACTATTTCGCCCATGTAATACCCTTTTGTTTCGATTTCAATATAATAAAAACTCACAACTTCAACTCCTTTGATGTGTCACATAACTTTGTACGCTTTCAAGTTTTTCATCTGTTATACCTTCTATCTCTGATGATTAAATCCATATCTAGGCTATCCAGCAGCTTTATTAAATCGTTAATGTTGACAAAACCTCTTTTAAAACGGTCGTGCAATCCTGTTTCATTGATATTCATTTCTGCTGCAACTTCTTTTAAATACCTCTTGTCCCTGCGTACCAGCCTTTTGACCCATGCTTTAAACGCTACCGGGTCAGCTAATTTCTCGGCAGCGTTCCATTCTTTCAGTGTTGGTTTTTCAAACTTCACTTTATCACTCCTTTTTGATTCCGTATCTATTTGTTTTCGACTTTTCTTCTGCTTCTTCAAACGTTGCGAATGCGGTTAAATTTCTAACGGTAATATTACTAACATTATTGCCATATTCTATATTAAATTTATAATGCCCTGAATAAATAAACTTTCTCCCCTTTTTCTCGACGGTCAATATTTTAATTTCTGACGGTTCAGCTAGAATAGTATTATCAAAAAGTACAAATATTTTATCGCCAACTTTTATGTTTTTTAATGTTTTCATCTTCTGCACTTCCTTACGATACTTTTTCTGAACGCCGTCATTACTTCGTTAATTGTGTTTTCGTGAATTGTATGTTCACTAAAATAGTTTTCAAAAATATAATCGCCGTCAGCTTTCAGACATAACCAGTAACCTTCACTATCTTTATAAAAATCTCGAATGCTGCTGTAATATTTTTGGGGTACATACTTCATTAATGGTTTAGTCATGGTATCGCTCCCTTTATTTTTGTTTTTCCTTACCTCTTGTCTATATT